CTAAACAAGTACACGACACTTATCTAAGTTGATGTACTTGTTGTTTCCTGCTCCAACCTGTGCCCAGTGCCAAACGGCACCTGACGCAGATTTAAAAGTCTTATAGCCGAACATCTTCCAAGTTGACCCAACTTTGAAAGTTTTGCCCACTACCTTAGTAGTTAGGTCTTTATGACCTGACGTTGGCTTTACAACTACGATTTTGGCATGAATTTTGTCACTATAGGCAACAGGATTGGCATGGAAGTCTCCTGTTCTACCATCTAGCCACATATCATGATTTGCAATCTTGTAAAAGCCATTCTTTTCCTTTGTAATGCGGTAAATTTTGCCAGCGTTAGTTGTGCCAACTTTTTTATCATTGTTGGCATCATTCCAAAATGTAGCTTCTTTTTGCATTACTTTAAAAGCACCCAAGTCATCAAACTCAACCGGTGCTTTCCAGTGTTCACTCATTGCTACACTTCCTTTGTTCAAACTTGACTTGCTACCGTAGTAAACAGAAGCGTCAACTGGACCAATACCGCCAATGTAAGACGTGACACTGTATTGGAACATTGCCATTTTCTTCCAGTTACGCAAGTGTCCATATATGGCACGTGGATTAAATCCGTAATGATTAGACATGTCATTGTATTGTGCTATCCATAGCGGATAGCTAGTGACGCTTGACCAATCATGGGAATTTTCATCCGACAAGCCCATGTAAATCATAGGTGTCTTGCCTGTTAGTCGCTTCATTGCCTTTAGTGCAAGGTAAGCATGACCAACGCCACCACGTATGATATTACGTCCTTCATAGTCTAGAATGTGCCAGTCAATATACTTAGCATAAGGCTTAACGGTATCCCAGTAGTGATTAATGTTAGCTGAGACGCTGCCACCGTCACTATAGTGATATGTACCAATCAACATGCCAAGACGTGCCGCTTGCTTAACTTGACTAGCAAAGTACTGATTGACGTACCAGTTTGATTCGGTAGCTTTGATAATTACTCCGTCACATTCTGCCTTTTTAAGTGTAGCAAGGTTGACAGGACCGTTGTTACTAGATAAGTCAACGATATTAAGTGTCATTACTTATCACCCTTTACTGGCTTGTCATCAGTGACAGCTTCGATGTCACCTTCGATTTTTGCTTGTTCAGGCAGTTGTTCAGCGCTGTCTTCATGCTTAGCTAACTTAGCACCTGCGAGAGTTGCTTCAATGCAAGCTCTAATTTCAGGGCGGTATCTGTCAGCATCCTTAATTGGCACAGGCAACGTTTCAAGGAAGTGGACAGCTAAGTTTTCAACGTATTGTTCCTTGTCTTGACCTGACCAATTTGAGTTAGTTTCAGCACTATGAACGCCCCACTCAACAGCCATCTTAATTGCTGATTGGATAGCAGTTGAAGCGTCAATGTCTTGACCCATCAATTTAATTTTGACGTGGTGCTTTGACAGATAGCCTAGCACTGCAGTAGCAGCAAAGCCTAGCACCAAGCCAAGGCACTTAACTAAAAATGTAGCCCAAAAATCATTCATTCTTATTTAACTCCTTTCTGAGTTTTTCGTTTTCCCTACGTAATTCCTTATTCTCTTTAGCTACAGCCTCATAGTCGTCTACTAAAAAGCTGTGGCTGTCTTGTCTCGTATTTCTCTTATCACTTAGATATGAAGTAAACAACCCCAACAGGAATGGAGCTAGTACACTAAGTACGTCTTTAAGACTTTGCAAGTGTATCAGCTCCTTTCTCAGTCCTGTGGGTCATACTCATAAGCAATCTGCATAAGGTTAATGATTGCGTAGATCTCAAAAATAATAGCGGGATGAAATCTGAAATATCCAGCTCCAACAATGTGGAAACTTTCCGCAACTAGCAAAACGGTCAGAAACGTCACTGAAACGCCTAGACCAAGTTTGACCAGTAAATCCACGTGTACGTCTAAGACACCGCACAGAATCAAATCTACGCCTGCCAGTAAGCCGATAATATCCACCCACATGTTGTTCCAGGCTGGCGCTAATGTCGGTGGATAAAAAAAGTAAGTCCGGTCTAATATAAAGCTGACAGCAAGACCTACGATCAACAAGCCAGTTTTAATAAAGTTCCAGCGGTTAAGCTTGTTGTGCAGATGGCGTGGTTTGAGCAGTTGGCGCAACATAGTCTTCGCCTACAATCTTCTTGTAGTCTTCTACCTTAAGTTGACCGGTCTTCACTAAACCTTGAAAGTAAGTTTTGTCAAAACCTTCAAGCTTCATCTCATAGTCAAGAATCCACATTTGAACAAACATATCGTAAATACTAGTAGTCATTAGTTATTACCTCCATTAGTGTTATCAGTTGTCTTGTCATCAGTAGTTGGTTGAGTTGGCACAGCCGATGCAGTTGCCTTACCGCTTGCAAGTTGAAGCATTAAGTTTTGCATTGATGTGAGCAACTTGTTTTGGTTTGCTTGACCTTCGCTCAACTCCTTTACAGCTTTGGTCAAAGCAAGATTTTGAGTAGTTCCAGCTTGTTGATCGCTTTGTAAATCCTTAACAGCCTGTGCGATTTCTGGAAGACTAGTAGCACCATTCTTTGAGTACCACTTCTTGCCTACCCAATCGTAAATTGGATTAATAATTGATGGATCTGGTTCTTCTGCAATATATGGGTATTTGCCAACTTGATCTCTGCGCACAAGTTCACGCTTGCAGTCAACTTCACGGTCTGAGCGGTAAGCGTAAACGTAGTTGTTTAAAAGATCTTGCACCATTTCTGCTTGATCTGCTGATAAATCAAGCTTGACGCTTTCTGAAACAGTAGGGGCTAATGGAGTGCTTGCAGTAGCATCTTGAGTGTTATCTGCTGGCTTTGTATCAGTAACTGTTTCTGTTTGATTAGTTTCTTGATTGTTCATAATTTCTCCTTTTCTTTGTAATTATTCATTCTTTATCTGCTTTCTATCGGCAAAGCACCCCTAAAGGGGTGCTAGATTTAAAGATTAACCGATAAGGAAGAAAGCCCGAACGCCAGACCAACTGTAAGAAGCACCGCCCCAGGTAGCAACGCCAAAGTAGTCCGCAAGCGCAAACCCGGAAGCAGAGTGGATATCACGGAGCCAAAATGCCACATCTCTGTGGTTGCTACTTTCTTCTGGATTAAGACGGAATAGTGGTAATTGCATGGTGTCATCACCTACGTTATACCAAGCATTATTCTTATTGTTTCCATTAAGAGTAGTGCCATATACCATAGGTTCGTCAGGAATCCCCACTTTTGCATCACGCCACTCACCTTGGTCTGGCGCCCCATCAGCATCAACATGAGTAGACACCACCTGTCTAAAATTAAGTAAGTGTGAACCAAAATCAGCTTCTAGCTTACGTTGAATGGATGGCATATAAGTCTTGTATAGCTTAGTGTTAGCAAAACCGCCAGCCGTAGTAGCTGTGTCGTTCATAAAGTGAGTATCTTTACCGTTGGGTCTTAAAACAGTACCATCATCTAATTTAGAAAAATGATCAGGCATTAAAAGTAAGTGATTGCCGAGTGCAATATTATCCCCGTGTCCACGCTTGTAATTGATACCAGCAATAACATAATTGGATCCATTGATTGAGAAATAGTCACCAATAAACATATCTCTAAAAGTACCGTTTTTGATGTTAGCGATATGTGTAGCGTTTAACGCTCCTAAATTCCAACCTCTAAAAACGTTGTTGTGGGTTGATTCTCCATCTGGCACCATGCCATAAAAAGCATCTCGTAATCGAGTTTTTGCCTCTGAATTATTATTAAAAATCATCATAAATTCATCATTGGCGTTAGGTCTTGAATTTTCGCCAAAATCTTGGATTCTTACATCTGTCATTATTTAGTCTCCTTATATTAATATTCTGTGTTCCACTCACTCCAGCTATAGGAGTTACCGTTGTTCCTAGTACCTATTCGGCGCTCTGTACGGTTTGGATTGTTTCCAGCCGAATAGATATATTGCATAACTTTATTAGTGTAGCCTAGTCTGGCAACTTCTAAGACCGCATCACTGTAGTCCCTTGCGTTACCTAAGTAGTAGCGACCAGGTTCGTGCAGTGCATCTAGATTGTCGCTTTGAGATTCTGCACTAGTAATTTCCACGCTATTTCTAAGTCTTTGAATGGTGCGGACTGCCGCATCATTTTTATCTTTAAGTGCTAATAACTTGTTATTAAAATCTACAAATGCCCGCTGAGATCGTAAGGAATTGTAGATAATTTGGTCATTAAGTGCTAAGGCCTTGTTATTAAGATCTACAATTTCCTGCTGATTACCTAAGTTATCAAGCCAAGCATAAATAATTCCGATCGCTTGACTAAGTTGCTGATAGTTCTGTTTGATTGCGTCGCCAGTAGCCTTAGCGTTAGCGTAGGCATTAGCCTGTGTTAGCGTTGCATCATTTACGATGAACTGGCGTGTAGCATTAAAGCTGTCGCTTGTGTGACCGCTAATACCTTTCCAGTCATGACCAAGCAAGTGAACCGTTTGTCTGTTTGCTTCAAGCTCACTTGCTCTGTTTTGCAATACTGCAATCTTGTTGTCTTGGTCTCTGTTAGCGTCAGCATTAGCTAAAGCTAAATTATTAACATCTTTAACTTTTTTCTTGGTTTCGAACGTTTCTCTTAAATCACGTTCAATATCTAATACTTCATCTTCAAGAGCTCTAAAGTTATCCCCGACCTGCTTAGAATCAGGCGCTTTACCTCTAACTGATAAAGTTGGATCAAAATCAACAATAGGCTTATTAGCAAACAATTGCTTACCATCATGCCCTAATAGTTGATTTCCCTTAGAATCTTTAAGAGCTATTGGAACATAACCCACACTTAGAGCATTAATAATTTCATCTATGTCTTGTTGGTGTTCTCTGCGTGATTCTAATCCATCAGGATTAATGTTAATTGTCACATTATCAGTATCGCCGACTTGAACATAAACCATGATTCTAAACTCAAAGCTTGGATCACTTAAAGTAAGTCTTTCAGGCTCTTCAGCCAAAGAAAAAGCGATAGGATAACTTGCATTAATGCCATTCTGTCGCCCTTCGATTTGAATACTTTGTAAATTAATATCTCTAGTTAATCCAGTACTTTCTTGAGTAAAAGATAACTCAATTCCTAGAATTCCTTGATCTGCTAATGATTTATCATCTTTAGCAAAAATAGGGATATGACCAATTGGATTAACGATTGATCCTTGATTCATTACATCATTTTCATTAGTTTTGCTTTCACTATAAGAAGCAGATGTAATTTCAAAGGTTCTTCCTCGTACTACTCCTTGAATAATTTGTAATCCTTTAGGTAGTAACTTTGTTCTACTGTATTTACTCATAAATTCCTCCTTTCTGCTTCAATCGTTTGAACAGCTCTTCCAGTAACCGGCGCAGCAACATAAGCGGACAGTTCAATATTTGTCTTACCCCAAATACCATATTGATATAATCGCTTGACAATTGTTGAATCATCTAGCCATTCTGCTTTAGCTACAGTTTGAGCAACCACGGCGCAAGCAGACCCAATGTAAGCGTGAGCTGCTTCGGTTTTAGCCCACAAACGGTAGGTATAGCCCATGTTTGCCGGTAACCATGTATTTAATTCAAAAATTACCAGTTTTTGTTGTGATTTAGTTAACTCACCAGTCCAAGAAACAACATTCAATACACGTCGTGAATGATCAACACTAACTTCAACCGGAATTTTCAAAGATTCAAAAATTTGCTTTAACCGTCTGATGGTAAGTGGTTGTGGTGTCAATGTTCTAGTAAGAACTCTTTGCCTTCTTAGCTCTAAACTATCCCCATATTCAGGCACGATACCGTATTGATCCTCAAATACTGAGATACCTTTTTCATCAGCTTTAGAAACAAACTGATTAAATAAAGTTCGATTGAGATCATCATCAAATTTACCCAATCCTTTGCCTTGAGCTTTTAGCAACTCCTCCATTTCATACACGCCGTTATAGTAATCAGGCATGTAATTGAGAAGTTCATCGGTTTTCATTAATTACTGTCACCTCCCCCAAAATAGGTAATTGAGATACTTTATTATCAAAAATTAAAGGAATATCTTTATTTTCCCCGTTCAAAATTGGTAAGTCGGCATTTGCTACACCTTCTATTTGCATAATCTTAGATAAAATCCGTGATCTAAAAATAGTCAATGTATAGCCTCTACCAGTTGTGGGGTTAATTGTTGCCCAATTTTGCCGTAATTCAGTGAAAAACTTTGATAATACATTCTTTATTTGTTGCTCAATATTGCTAGTTACATGCTGAGCATCTAATAAAGCGTTAATCTGCACATTTACAGTTAACGCTTCAACGGTTGTTACGGTTACTCTATGATCAATTGGGGCTAAGCCATAACCTTGAGTTTCTTTATCTTCTGGATCTATTTCTTCCTTAACCTTTTTAATTAAAGTTTGACTAGCAGGCATTAGATCATTATTCAAAATAACTAGTTTAACCGTACCTGGCCCGTCCCACGTTGGATAAACCTGAGTTGCTCCAACATCATGAATTTTGTTAGTCATGTCTAAATAGTCGGCCACATTACCGCCGTAGGCTACCCAACTATTGGAATTTAAAAGTCGTGCTCTTAAATGATCATCATTTTCTTCATCCCTAGCAGGAATAGTAATTTCAATAATCTCAGCCCATGCTAAATTATCATTAGGTGTAACTGGTAGAACTTGACCGATATAGCTATTAGCACTTGTTCCGGTTTCTTCAGCTTGCATTTCTGCAGTGCCATCATCATTCGCCTTAATTACGGTATAAAAAATAGGTGATTCCGCAATACTTGCGAACCTATCGCCTACTTCAACGTTTGCTGGATTACCATCGTCATCATTAAATCTAGCCTTAACTTCTGTGTTAGTAGCTGCATATCTACTAGTGCCATGTTCAACCGCTCTATAGTCTAGGAATTCCCCTTGAGCGGTTTTAATATATGTTTCTCGTATGATATTTGCTAATGATAAAGACTGTTGTGCATTTACCATAGCTGCAGGAGCTACAGCATCATAAATAATTGAGCCTTCACGTTTATCAATATCATTCGGCACATTATCTAGCATTAAATTTAGCCAATAATCATAGTTTTGAGCTTCTAATTCATCAGCTAATTCATTAGGATTCATCTACTATATCCACCTCACTTTCAAAACCAACCCGACCATAAACAGTATTAGCAAAACCTTCTACAGTAATTGCATCACTGCTTGATTGCTCACACTTAGTAATTTCAACATTGTTGATTCGGTCATCAGCTTCTAAAGCTTCAATTACCATTCGCTCTGCTTCTGATAATGCATAATTAATAGATTCTCCAATCAGTTCAGGCAAGTCATTACCATACTGTTCATCATAGATTTGATAAACAAACCTTTCCGTTTTAAGAATTTTGTCTACAGCTTGTTGCATTGCATCAAGTTCATCAGTCATGCCACGAATTCGACCATTAGCAACTTTAAAAGTATAGGTAGGGCTTTGATCATCTTCTTCATCATCAAGATCAGCATCATCTAAATATGCATCTTCCATTAATGCACCAACATTAATATCTTCATCAGAATCCAAAACCGTCTTCACCTAACCTTTCAAATAAATAGAACTGTTGACCACCATCCAAACGTATCATTGTGACCTTATCACCTTTTTCAAGTGAATTGTCGAACTCAATATACATTTTTTTCTTTTTAAACTCCAATTCACTTTTGGTAATTGTAGCTTTACCTTCTTTACCATCAAAATTCATATCTGCAATTCCTTTAATAATTGCTTTACCTTGCAGTTTGAATTTTCCGATATGTTTGCCAAGAACGATAAAATCATCAGTCAAAACCATATTATTGGATAATTGAACTTTCAAAGGCTTAGCACTAATGACAGTACCATATACAACATCTGAATAATCGCTTGGTTTACCACCGCGCTTAGTCATTAACTCATAGAGCCGTTTACCTGCCATGATTGCCCCACCTTCATTGTTAACTCAACTGTATAATCTTGGCCAAAGTGGTGAACTGCCTTCAAAATTGGACAGTCCTTAAACTTCTTTTTGTAGTCTTTAATACTTACTGTTACATAATTGCCAGGAACTAAATCAGTTCGACCAATACAAGTAATTTTTAATTGCTTGTTAGCCATATTGCGGTTCTTAAGCTCATTCTTAGCTTGTTGAATCATTTGAGCATCATTAGCTTTCTTTTTGGCATTTACTACTTTTTGAAGCTTACCCCATTGTTTAGTAGATGGCATAGTAACCGACTTCGATTTAATAGTAGTTGTTTTTGGGTCATCTTCACCAGTCTTGGTTTTAGATGAGTTTTTGCTTTTCTTACTATCCTTTTTAACAACCTTTACAACATTGTAAGTATTATCAATATCAACAGAGTAATCATAGTCTGTAAGCCCTGATTTATCTCCTATAATGATGTCTAACTTTTTGTGAGGAAATTTTCTAAGTTCTACAGTGTCGTAATTGTCATAAATCAAATAATGTTTATGAGTTGCTTTAGTAGTTGCACTAATAGCATTTTTAATCATGTCAAAATATGTTTTACCATCATCAACTTCAGCTTTGCATTTATGACTTGCGCCAGCTACAACTTTAGCTTTAATTCCTGCACGTTTGCACACATCCCTGAATCGTTCACTTAATGTACCAGCCTTAAATACAATTGAATCTTCATTCTTTAAGTAGCGGCTAGGAGCATAGCACTTAACAGTAATGTTATGGTTTTTATCAAAGCCATATTTGAAAACATAGCCGTAGAACATTTTCTTCTTTTTCCATTTAAAAGAAATGATATCGCCTGTATATGGAATAATTGGTTTCTTTTCAAAAATCATTTTGAAGTTAAATTCGGTCGCTGAAAAATTAGTATCTCTATCTAATGTGACTGAATCATCAATTACTAAATCACTTATATCATAACTAACACGACGCTTAGAGTGTGTAAAGTGAGTGGAGCGTCTATACAAGGTCATTTGAATTAAATCGCTCATGATCTTTTTACCTCACTCATTTTCACCCAACCCCGGGCTTTACCGTTTATACCTACACAAACTGGATATTTACGACCAGGAACAATATATAGAACTTCACGCTTAGCGTTCTTTTCATACATTCCTGCTCCTTTGCCGTAAGAGTCAGCATGAAGCCGACCATTAACAGTAACACTAGAACCAACGTTAACTTTTTTAGCCGGTTTAGATCTTTTTTTGCCTTTCTTAGATCTACCTCGCTTTTTTGGATTTTTCTTTTTCTCATAACTAAATTTACGATATTGTTTTAAATCCAAAGTATAGGCATATTCATCAGCCCAGCCATTTTCTAAACCGTATTCAAAACTAGCAATAGTCATCAGCATTGAAATGTCTGTTTTGGTAACCACGAATCTTACTTTATGATTCTTGCTTTGCATTGATTTGATTTTCTTAACATAAGTAGCTTGCTTATGTGGGCTTTTAGTCGCTACATAGTGAGCGCCAACCGTAGGAAAAACAGAATTAATTGATATACCTACTAGCTTTAATTTACCAGGAATGTTTACTTCACCTAAGTTAACAATAGTTTCAGAATGATCGTCTGTTTCATATTTCAGCTTAACATCGCTAGGATTAACCGGTATTTGTAAATTTTCACCTGTTGTTTGATCTTTTATGTAAAATTCCAGGCCACTTCTATCAGGCATACTAATCACTTCCTAACTTAATGATTTATCGGCTTGTTCCATAATTTTTTCTTCAAGTCTATCTAATAAGGCATCCGCATCTTCTTCAGGATTACCAGAACTATTAATTACAATGGCACCTGGAGCAATAGTTACTTCACTAGAATTATTAGTGCCACCAGTGTAATAATTGCTACTTGTAGCGCTATTTGGTCTAATTGAACTTGAACTTAAAGAACCCGAACTGTTAATAGAACTATTTAAACCAGGATAAGCACTGTTGATCATTGCTCTACTGCTTTGACTAATAAGCCCTCTTGTAGAATCCATACCCACAGCCATACCTTGACCAATAAAACTACCAACTTCAGCGAACAGTCTTGATGGAGAGTGGATTTGTGCCGCCGCTCTTGCCGCTCTATTAGCTTGAGCTACTAACTCATTAGCTGCTGCGGCTACAGCCCCAACTTGGGAACGAATACCATTTGCTAAACCTTGGCCAATCATTACCCCAGCGGCTTGCATTGCTCCAGCGGCGCTTCTTGCGGCCGCTACAGCTTGATTCAACGCGCTACGAACTGCAGCACTAATTTGAGCGCCACCTGCTCTTGCGGCTGCAGCTGCTCTACTCATACCTGACCGAACAGCAGAAACGACACCGCTCATGTTAGGTCTCCGCACCTTAGGAGCTGGAATAGTTTTAAGTTTAGGCATCTTAGGTTGTGGTATTTTAGGAGTTTTAATCTTAGGTGCAGGCATAGTTTTGACTTTAGGCATTTTAGGTTGTGGCACTTTAGGTGCTTTAACTTTTGGTGCTGAAATCTGTTTCTTAGAAATAGAATTAATTTGTTTATTAACAGAACTTAAATCTGCCTTAGCACCAATCTTAATCTTGTGATTATTGCCTTTAGTAGCACTACTCATTTTCTTGCTAATACCTGAGGTATCAACATCTGCTTTTATTTTTACTTTTTTATCACCAAAGGACTTTTTAGCATTATTAATTGCTGTGCTAAGTGTCTTCTCAGTAGTTGAAAAATCAAACGGATGGAAGTTCTTTCTTGCATCTGCAAAAGCTTTACCAGCATCAGCGAAATTCTTTCTAACACCTGAAAATGAGAAGTCACCACGCTTTATATCACTTAAAGCAGCACCCAAACCCTTAGCTACAGAAACAACACCTTTAATTGCATTACCAGCCGCCATTGCTCCACTTACAATGTTTTTGAAAATATCTACTATCATCGATAAACCTAGTAATGCACCAGTACCAGCCACGGCACCAAGTGCTGTAACAAATTGTCTAATAGCAGGTAATGCAGGAGCTAAAGCCTGTCCAATTTGACTAAAAGCCTGCCTTATTGGTGCAAATACTTGACCCAGATTACTAAAAGTTTGACCTAATACTTGACCAATATTGCTGAATGATTGTTGAACAGTATCTCTAAACCCTAGGAAATTGCTCTTCCATGCCATTACTGCACCAGCAACAACTGTGGATATACCTAGAACAATTCCTGCAATTGGTAAGAAAGAACCGGCTATAGCTGGCGCTAAAGAAGCAAAAGCTGTTTTAATACCATTAACTTTAGCCAGCATATCACCTATACCAGCTTCGAATTTTGAGCCACCTAGCATATCAGCAAAGTGAGTTACACTACCAGCATTAGCACCATCTTTTAAAATAGCAAAGAAACCAGCTATATCATTTTTAGCTTGTCCAATACTTGAAAAAGCCTTAGGCAATTCTTTGATCCCACTAAAAGCTGTACCAAAGCCGCCTTTAATAGCACTTAATCCAGATGCGATATTAGAGATTGTTCCAGCTACAGAACTAGCTCCTTTTAATAAAGTTAATGCTCCAGCGAAACTAGCAATTGCTGTACCTACTGCTCTTATTTGGCCAGGGCTCATTTTGCTTATTGCATTAGCAATATTAGTAATTATTGAACTAATTCCATTTAGCCCTTTACCAGATAAACTACCTAATGAATTAGCAAGTGAACTACCTACTCCACTAAAAGCATTTTTAACATTGTTAATAGCATTGCCTATAGCAGTTATCATGTTTCTAAAGCCATCTATATTAAATGAGTTGGCAAAACCGTTAGAGAAATTCTCTCTAAATTCATCAAACTCGCTTTTCGCTTTTTGAATAATATTAACTAAACTATCTCCTAATTTTTCACCATTAATATTGCCAAGCTTATCTGTAATGCCTTCAACTGCTTTAATACCAATTTTTCCGACCTTATCAAAAGCAGGTTGCAACTTATTAGCTAATGTCTCTTTTAAGCCGTCCATAGCCTGCCCAACTGTTTTATATTGAGTGGCCATTTTACTAAAGTTAGCGTTTGTACCAGTCTTAGCAACAGCATTTAAGAAATCTTGAGTCTTAACCTTGCCGTCTTGAATATCTTTAATAAGGCTTGTGGTACTTTCGCCCATTGTCTTAGCAACGGCAGAAATACCTGCTGGAGTTTGCTCAAGCATAAGTTTAAAGTCTTGCCATTGAACTTTAGGCTTTGCCGCCATTTGAGTGGCTTGCTCACTTAAAGTTTTCATAGCTTGTTGTGGATTATCAGCCGCAGAAGCCAAACCACCAAAGCCTTTAACTAATTGAGCAGTATTTTTAGTACCGACTGCGGCTAACTGAGCATAAGTACTAGACATGTCGGAAGCACTATAAATTGTTTGTTGAGCAAACTTCTGCATATCTGATTTGGCTCTAGCAATTTGAGTATTCGATGCACCTAACTGGTGCATATTTCCTTCAAACGTTTGCCACGAAGTTGATGCTTCATTAAGTTCTCCTAGCATTGATCTAATACCAGATCCAGCTAATCCCATTCCTTTACTGATCATGTTGCCTACTGCAACGCCACCAGCCATAGATTTGAACAAGCCGCTGCTTGATTTTTCAGCGCCACCAAACATATTTCCGCCTAGTGCACCTTTTAACCTATTAAAACCTGATTGTGCTCTTGAAAGTCCATTTGCCAATTTATCTAATGGATTACTAAAAGCATCAACAACTCTAATCGTTGCACTTATTTCTGGCATATATTACCTCCTTTCTAGTTCTACAAAAAAAGAAAGGCTTAGCCTCTCACTTATCATTTCAATGTGTTATGACTTTGCCTCTCTTTTACTTTCTTCTCTTTCTTCCTCTTCTTGTTCTAGCCTTAATTCAATTGATGCAACAACTAGTGTCTTTTCTCTTTCATTTAGATCTACCCATTGTTTGGGTGTCCAATGATACTTGTTAAGAACATAGTTATAAATTGAAAAATCACCAACTGAATTGTTAATTAGTTTTTTGCTTCAGCAACTAAATCATTATCATTATCAGCATCAATACCTGAAAGCTCTAATACTTTGTCAGCTAATGCATTATATTCACCCGCTAAGAGCATTGCTTCCAATGTGCCTGCAGGATCACCATAAGTGCCATAATGCTTTTGAAGTTCTTCATTCTTCAAATTAGGAACCACGACACTAGCAGCCATTAAATTATTTTCAAACTTATCTTGGTTTAAAACCTTTTGAGAAGTTCTAGTTGATTTATTAAATTGGACTTCTTTTGAATCATTTCTCAACTCGCTTACTTCTTTTGCGGTTAAAGAACGAATCTTAAAAGGTACTTTAAAACGTTTGATCTTTACTTCTTCTTCCTTTACAGGACTTTCAACATTAATAAAATCTTCAACATTAAAATTTTCAGCCATTTATTTTTCTCCTTACTGAATACCATCAAAAGGTTGAACTAAGTGAATACCTTCAAAAGTGAAATCTGCTGAAATATCCATAACGGTATCATCAGCCTTAAAGTCAGCAATAGGAATTTCATCTAAGTTAACTTCATCAAGTTGAATAATTTGCTTACCAGCATGAGAAGTTGGGTCATCAATAGTAAAAGTAATTGTGAAATACAAATCCCCTTCCTTCATAGTGTAAGGAATACCATATTTCAACCAGTTACTGTTAATTACATATTGGCCTAAGGTACCAGTGCCATCAACAGAAGTAGTTTTATGCTTAGTCCAGTGGTCACCCAGCACTTGAACCTTTTCTTTATTTTTCTTGATATTGATCTTCAACTCTTTACAATCAATTAAATTGATAACGTTACCGTCAATAGTAACGGTAACTTTGGCATCTTTTGATGAAATAGTATCTCTACCATGAAGAACTTGTTCTAAAGTTGTTGCAGCCATCTAATTTCCTCCTATCTTACAATTAAGTTCACGTAAAGCTTTTCCATTGCATCGACCGGCGTTACATATAAATCCATTAATACCGCGTCCTTATCATTACCTTGAGCTAAGCTTAAATCACTAGGGTCAAAATCACGGATCATGTTTTGCGACTCTAATCCAGATAAGTAACTCACACGGTTAGCTTTAAATAAATCACGTCCAAAATCATTGTTACTTACTTTACCTAAGAAACTAGTTTCAAACGTTTGAGTAGTATTAGTACAGATTTCATCAAGAGTTCTAATAATACGATTCTTACTAAAGTCCTTAGGCTTAATGCTAGTGAACTTAGTAAGTGAATTGATGTCTTGTTCGATAACCACACGATTACCAGCTCTAGTGGTAAATACAATTTGACCAGCATTCAACGCTTCAATGGTCTTATCATTGTTTAGCTTAGGCTTAGCTTCTGCAGCATCATCAAGTTGAGTGTAAGTTAATGCTTGATCTGGTGTAGCACTAGCACTCATACCAGCAAATCTAGCGGTAGCAATATTAGGAGTAATTACAGTGCCATCGTTAAGCACGTAACCATTCAAAACAGTTGAGATACCTTCATAGTTATAAACCACACCTGTTGCATTAGGCACAACACCGCGAACCTTAATACCAACGTTTTCACGCAAAAGCTTAATTTCTTCAACTAAAAGTTTATGAATGTTGCTTGATTCATCCCAACCTGCAGTAGTTGCTACAGCATAGAATTCATTTTCTAAGTAATCATTCATATCATCTACTACCTTGTTGGTACCATTTGAGCCGCCAGTTAGAGAAACATTAGCGGCAGCTTGAGTTAAGCCGTTAAAGATAGCAGTATAAAGTGGATATTCTCCATTACCTTTTAATTCCTTAGTAACATCTGCTGGATTAGTACCAAAAGTAATATCTACATAGTCATTGTGTACTTCTAATTGCTTTTCGTCAGTTAATTCAGCTGCCGTAATAGCTTTTTTGGTTGCAAGCGGCAAAGTGATCTTAGCTTGATCTACTTGCTTAGTACCAAACAAAGTTGTAACAGTGATGTCTTGAGTATTAGCACTATCAGCTAAAGGAGCAGGAGCAAAACTAACACTAATGTTGTTACCTTGTTCACCTTCATACTTAGCATTAATAGTGTAAACACCATCTTTTTTAGCTGTGGCCTTAACACCACCATCAAAATCATTTAAAAGTAATACTGTTTCAGCATCCTTCAAAGCTTCATAAACTGGAGCCAATACCTTGTCAGTATTCTTATGGCCAGTCAAAGCAGTGAAATCACTGGTAGCAGTTAATTCAATAATACCTTTCTTACCCCAACCTAAAGCTTTATTTTGGAACATCAATAAACGACCCAAAGGTGTGGTTAATACTGGCTTACCATCGCCTTTAACATTGATGTAGACACCAGGTCTTACTTTATTTTGAATTCTCCAAGTTCCACCTGCCATTTATTACATACCTCCTTTAAAGTCTTCAATTGCTTTCTTAGCTTCAGCAATTGTATAAGTTTTGTTATCTTCTAACGCAGCATTAATAATTGCCGTGTTGTTTGTACCAGGGAACAAATTAGCTTGCTTAATTTGAGCCTTAGTGTACTTGACTTCAGCGCTATTCCCTGTTGTTTCCTTTTGTTCTTGCATTTAAATCTAAGCTCCTTTGCTTTGGTGAAAGATCTGGTTTGTACATCCGCAAAACCAGATCGAATTCACACGTTAACGTATGCTCATTAGTATCTATATTGAATTCACGATTTCTTAAATAAGCAAAGTCAGGCAATACCGTTAGATTGTCCATTAGCAGTGCTTCCATCTCATCTAATGATTCATTAGCATTTTCTTCTTGTGGAAAATAAACAACTTGAAATGGCATTTTTCTAACTTCATAATCAAAAAGTTCTGGCTTTAGAGTTGTATTTCCTGCTCTGCCTATAAAAAAACACGGTTCATCAAATCCATTAGGTTGATTTTCCGTGTAAATAGTTGTATTCGGTGAGATACGAGCTAATTCATCCGCTATTCTTTCAATTATTGTCATGATAGTAAATCCCTAAAAGCCCATAAACCAGGTGTTATCAGATCAGGCAATTGAGAATGTATCGCATTCAAGGAATTTCTCATAAAAAATTGACCTGGTACCCAGTTCTTGCCGCCACGAGTTCTGTGGCCACTTTCTACATAGGAAGCATACTCGGTAGGATTGCTAACTCTAATAACCCAGCCACCTCCACTTACAGAAGGGCCTTCAACAGCCCAAGCTTTGCGCAAAGCACCCGTATCGACTGGAGTATTAATTTTAAGCGTTCTGATGGCTTGCACACCAATACGCTTAGCGCTTTGACCAATCTCTTTTTTGAGTTGGCCACTATCTATTCTTCCTTTAACACGACTAGCCCAAGCTTGAAACTCCGCATCATCGACAGTGCCTAAACTCATAAGTAATCACGTCTTTTAATTAAATGTGATGAATGTGAGACTTCTGTGATGTAAATAAATATTGATATATCAACGTTTTAAAGGATTATCACACTCATCACGCTAGTTTTAAAATTATTAATAAAACATACCTAAATAAAATATAATTTACATATTTTATTTAATAGTGTGATGTGTGATGAATTATATATAACTCTTAGAGAGAGTAAGGATAAAGCACATCACATAATCATTACAAACATCACGCTTTTTCATCTCGAATCATTGCTACTTCTTGGTGACTATAGTACCCGGTGTAACCCTTGCTAGTACGCTTGTACTTCGTGGCATTACCATTTTGATCAGTAATATAAATAACCGCCCCAGCAGGAATATCAATACCATTACGGATTAGTAACTTAGCGTTTGCTTCATCAGTGCCAAAAATAGTTTGAGTACCAGCAGATTGCCCTTTAAGAATAACTTTGCAAGGTTCATTTTCTACTATTGTGGTTTCAATACTATTAGTAATATGATTCTTAATTACTTTTTTAGTACCAATGATTTTTGCTTTATCCGTCCATAACAAAGAGGCTACCTTTTTTAAGCCCTCAAATTCGCTCATTCTGGTAGCCTCCTGAAGTTATTTAAGATATTAGTGTAATTATCCGTAATGGGATTTAAACCTTGTAGAGCTACGTAAATGTCACTGACAGGCTTAAATGTAACACTGACATCACCTTCATTTAGTGATTGAATGTTAGCAGCACTCTCGCCATCAAGAAATCCATTTACCTTAATTGCTTGAACTGTCATGTTAACCACTACAGTAGATAATTCATTAGGTAGTTCATCAATTGGAATATTACAGTAATTAGCAATGTCATTCATGATTTTATCAACTGTAAAATCAATGATCTTATCATAATCAGGATTTTCATTATTGTTAGGGATTAACAATTCAACTTGGTCAGCAATGTGTTCTTTATCCATCCAATCACCACCTTATGCTACTTTACTAAAGCTAACAAGTCGTTCTTAGTAGTCTTACCAGAGAAGTCAATCTTATGAGCAGTTAAATAGGCTTTGATTTCTTCAACAGTACTAGCTTCAGTTGGTTTTACATTAGCAGGATCTGCTTTCTTAACAAGCTTTAATGAACCTGATAAGTCTTTAGTGCCAGTAGCATCACCAACAACAACTTCATAACCCTTAGTCTTGGTGCTTAAAAGTAAAACATCATCATATGATTGTTCGTAGTACAAGTAGTTACCTGAAGTTGAAGCAGATGGTTGATCAAATCCAACGAAGCTGTATTTTTCAGGTGCAATTTGAACACCATTAGAAATCAAGAACATTTCAATTTGCTTAGCATCTGACTTAAGCTTTGAACCAACAGTGAAATCAAAAGTAGTTTGCATTAGATCGGATGGAACAACATTAATAGTTACTTCGTCCAATGAGTGAACTGTACGAGTAATAGCTGAAGGATCAGAAATAACCACTGTACGGTTCATAGCATCTGCACGCTTCAAGATTGAATTCATCTTAGGAGTTACGTACAAGATACGGCCTTGAGCTGGAATACGAGCTTCATCGAAGTTACTCATCATTTCATCGAATAACTTAAGAACATTAGTTTCATCGACTGATTCAGTGTGAACCCCATCTTGACCGTCATACTTAACCTTTTGTTGATATAACTTGGAGAACATTTCTCTATCCTTTTCAGGCATCTTTGAATCCAAGTTAAATTGTCTAGTGATGTTAGCAATTGAAACCACCATATTAGTTTCATCAACATCCAATGGATCTACAAGAGTATCCCAATAACGTTCATTGGTTAATTCATATTCATCCCAATCATTGCTGTAGTTAACTGCTGGGCTTGTAATAGTTCTACGTTGACGGTCTTTACGCCCTGCAGTAATTGAAAGACGTGGTACCTTAATATGTTTTGCCCCATCAAATTTAATCATTGCGTTAGATGGTGAATTCCATAAATCTGCACTGTATAAGTGACCATCATAAAAAGCTTGTTCCAATGCACTTTGGTATGCATCAGCATAGTTAATAACTTCTGCCATTTAATAAATCTCCTCTATTTCTTAAAAACGTCAACCATAGACTGAACCAGATCAGTATTAGCAGGTGTTCCATTACTTGGTTCATAGTTCTGCTTAGTGCCCTCATCAAAAATGTATGGTGCAGTTTTGTGAATTTCCTTAATTTGCTCATCTAGTCCTGATAGGTTGCCTTGTTCATCAAGCTTAACCTTATCCATATCCAAGAAGCCTTTGATTGCCTTAGTATCTCTGACCTTGCTTGCACTTAAAGCACGATCAACAGCACTAGTAAGACGTGTTTGATTTAATTTATTAGTAAGATCTGCCGTATCATTCTTATACTTGGTTTCTAATTCCTTGTATGAGTTTGACAGCTCTTCATTATCCTTAGCATTCTTACGTAAATTCTTTAAATCTTTATCACGTTCAGCAATTTGAGCTTTCAGAGCATTGTTTTCTTCAACAATTGCATCATTACCAGACTTAGCATTATTAATATCTTCACCGTTCAAATCCATAACAGCTTTGATTTGATCTTCATTAAGTCCTAAATCTTTAAGTTGATTTCTTTTCAT